TTTCTTTAAGTCATTAACTCTACCACTTACTGCATTGATTCTAAATCCTGTAAGTTCTGAAATCTCGTTATTAGATATTCCTTTTCTATGTATATCATAATGTGAACGTATAACGTACATAATTTTATCTTTTTGTGTTTTAAGAATGCCTTCTTCATTAATCTCTTTGTATGCTTTTTTACTTGTTACTGCTATCATTACTTTTCCTCCTCTGAGAATATTAATTTAGTATTATGTGTATTTGCTACATACTTTAATAATGCTTTGATATAATAGACATCATCTTCTTTTAATTCTTCTAATCTTCCTGTGTCCATAAAATAATCAAAAGCATCATCTACTTCTTTTTTGTTTACTTTATTCAACATTTTCAACATCTGATTCCTCCTTATCTCCTGTTACTGTTTGATACAATCCGTATATGTATGCGATTGCTATAATAATTCCTACTATTGTGTCCATTGTTACTCCTTTTGTATGTGTTAAAAAATTTATAAAAGAGAGGTCTGACCTTTTCCACACTACATATCCACGTGACTTAGTGATACTCTTTTATAATGATAGGGCATTGCTATGAAGTAAGGACGATGCGGAGTCCACTTCTTACACTCTATTGTAGTTGTAGGTATAAGATAACAATGCCCTGAAGTTCTGGCCCAACCTTTGTGTTTATTTAAGTGTGTTAATATTTTGAAAAATATCACTAAACAAACTTGTTGAGCCATTTATTTAGGTTTACGATGCTTTGGCATTATCTTTATACGACCATGATTAATCTCAATCACAGTAACTGCTCCTTCCGTATAAACCTTACCAATCAAATCTGGCACTCTATCTTGTAATTCTTTAATTGTAAACATAATTTCTCCTACAAAAGTTAATACCCAAGTTATCGTAAAAATAGAAGTAATAATCCCTGTTGTCTCTATGTTAGACTTTCTATTATTTAGTAGATACACGTCTTATTCTTACGACACTTGAGCAGTTGAACAAATAAAAGTATAGCTACATTAAGGGTTACTGTTAACTTTCTTTATATTATAGAAAGAACAGTCTCTAGCTACACTCTACATCACACAGTTAAGTGTAATATAATTAAAAGTAAAGTAGGCATAAGCCTACTCTACCCTCATACGTTGAACTGGTTGCTCTTCAACTTTAGGTTCAATGATACCTTTATAACCACGACTCTCACAGAACTCTTGAAGACCTTTCATAGTCTCATTGTATTCTTTAACAGCATCATACTTACTAGGTATTGAAATACCAAACGTTCTATTCCATCCACGCTTGACTGGAGCATTCTCCAACGCATCAAGATACTTATTCTCAGCTCTATCAGCAACTTCAAGCACCTTCTTAGGTGTAGGTAATAAACTCATAATATATTCTCCTTATTATGACTAGTTAATTAATTATTAAAATAATAATCAAAATGAAAAATAACTAAAAAGTTATTTAGCAAATCCCCCATATAGGGGGTATATAATGGGAAAAAGGCTACATAACAAAATCCTACAATTTTTTCTAATAATAACTGGGGTTTTTACTTGGAATACTATTGACTTGTAGTTTAACTTAATGGGTGGTTGGGTCGGGATAAAATAAAGGTGTAATAAAAGATGTCAGAATTAATAGAAGGATTGTCAAACCTTTCGGTATCTGAACAAGAAAAAATATTAATAAGGTTATCTAAAGACCTAGTTCCTTTAGAAATAGATGATGAGGTTTATTTAGTGCCACAAGAAGTAGGAGAATTAGTAGATAATTTGTCTGCTCAAGTATTATTGCTAACAGAAACAACATTAAGATGGCAGAAAAAAGAAAAATTAAAAATGTAAAACATTATGTCTACGAAGACATAAACGAGTTTAGAGAGACTCACCCTAATAAAATAGTACATCCAGATTGGCGAAAAGCTAACGAAGGAGATTGGGTGTATAGTGATGATAATAGAATAGTCCAATTGTTAAAAGTAAAAAATGGCGTAAGTCATCATGGAGATACTAAAAACTATAATTATGCTAAAGGATGGGTTCGTACTGTTGTAGGAAGTTTTATTAATAAAAAATCTACAAAAATGGATACAGACTTTGATAATCATCCAAATAGGTATACATTCTCTACTAAAATAAAAAATACATCGGAACGAATACACAAAAGAACAAAAGTAACAAACAAAGAAAGACAATTTGCTACAAATGTCGTTGTCGGTATGGGAGCCGTAGAAGCGTATAAAAATGCGTACAAAGAAGTAAACGACCAAAAAGCAAGAAAAAAAGCAACTGTACTATTAAAACAGGAAAGAGTAATGGAAGAAATACAAAAATCAGTATTAGACGTAGCAAAAGGATTGGGAATAGACCATGAATATATTCTTAATAAATTAAAACATCTTGCTGATTATAGTGAAGATGACAACATAACATTGCAATCTGTAAAAGAACTTGGAAAAATAGTAGGTACTTCTGGTAACAATGTTAAAACAACAGAAACAGGACTACTTGGAGTATTTCAAGGTTTTTCACAAGACCAATTAGAAGGTGCATCAAGACAACAAATATCCGAGGGAAAAAATGGGGAACTCAAACACGACAATTAAACAAACAGTTGACGAATTTAGAAAAGACGATGATGGTAATATCATTGGATGTCCTAAATGTGGAGCAAGAAGTTTAAGAAAAGACGGATTTAGTTATTATAAAAAAACTAAAAAACAACAATGGTGTTGTTATGCTTGTGGTAGAAAAACATTAAATCCTATTATAGTAGAAGAGTCTCCATTTAAAGTTGCCGATAGAGACCCAGAGTTAATGCCAATAGAAGAAATTATAAAATTCAGAACAAAGGCATATAGACAAAAAAAGAAATCAAAAGAAAGTAGAAAATTAATAGATATTAATATAAATGTTGACGGTCCAATAGGTATTGCACATTTTGGAGACCCTCACGTTGATGACGATGGTACAGATTTATCTCAAATATTAATGTATATAGATTTAATTAATAATACAGAAGGAATGTTTGCTGGTAATTTAGGAGATATACAAAACAATTGGATAGGAAGATTGCAAGCTTTGTATGGGCAACAATCTACTAGTGCAAAAGAATCATGGAGACTTACAGAATACTTTGTTAATAAACTTAATTGGTTGTACTTAGTTGCTGGTAATCATGATGTTTGGAGTGGAGATGGAGACCCATTAGAATTTATAATGAGAGACCATAAAGGATTGTACGAAAGATTTGGTGCAAGAATGAATTTAATATTTCCTAATGGTAAAGAAATTACTGTAAATGCAAGACATACATTCAAAGGTAATTCAATGTGGAATACAGCTCATGGTGTTGCTAAGGCAGCTCAAATGGGTTGGAAAGACCACATACTAACTTGTGGGCATACTCATGTAAGTGGGTATCAAGTTTTAAAAGATGCAGCTTCTGGTTTAATATCACACGCTTTACAAGTTGCTTCATTTAAAATAATGGATAGTTATGCAGACAAACTAGGACTAGATGATAAAAATATATTTAATTGCCCTGTAACTATTATTGACCCTAGATACGATGATGATGATAATAGATTAATTACTACAATTTTTAATCCAGAAGTAGCTTCTAAATACTTAACATTTTTAAGACAAAAATGAATAATGAAAAATGGAATAACACATTAGATAATGTTCCAAAAAAAATGGAATTAGATGAAGCTATTGTATTATTAAAAAAATTAAATAATAAAATTAAAAAAGAATATATACTTTACGATATGTCACCAAAAACATATTACGATATACTAAGGATTCGTAAAATAATAGACATAATTGAAATACCAGAAAAAATGGAGACGACATGAAAAAAAGAAATACAATAACAAAACACGATATAAAACGTTCTATACAAAGTATATATAGTCAATTGCAATTTGTTACAGAAAGACTTAGAATAACTGAAACATTATTAAATGATTTTATTGAAATGGAAAAATTAGAAGATAAATTTCAAGAATATTTAGATGGCAAATATAAACAGTCAGAACATAACGAAAGCTGAAGAAGCTCTTCAATTAGCATATAAAGACCTTATATCGTTTGGTAAGTTATTTCTTCCAGATGATTTTATGCGGTCCGAAACTCCATTTTTTCATTATGAAATTGCAGATGCAATAGATGACAAAAATATAAAACAAACTGCAATTATTGTTCCTAGAGGACATGGTAAGACAGTCCTTACAAAAGCATCTATTATTAAAGATTTTGTATTTTCAACAAAAGAAAACTTTTTATTCTATGCATGGGTATCTGCTACACAGAAACTTAGCGTAGGTAATATGGATTATATAAAATATCATTTAGAAAACAATGATTCAATTAAATACTATTTTGGCCCAATGAAAGGAAAAAAATGGACAGAAGAGGATATAGAATTAAAAAATGGATGTAAACTCATTAGTAAAAGTAATGTCGCAGGAATTAGAGGGGGTGCGAAATTACATAAAAGATATGACCTTATCGTACTCGATGACTTCGAGCATGAAGCCAATACTATTACGAAAGAAGCCAGAGATAAAAATGCTAACCTTGTTACTGCTGTTGTTTATCCTGCTATTGAACCTCATACTGGTAGGTTGCGTGTTAATGGCACTCCTGTACATTATGATTCATTTATAAATCAATTAATAGGTAAACACGCTAAAGCAAAAAAAGAAAATAAAGAATTTGCTTGGAAAGTTATAACATACAAAGCATTGCTAGATGAGGAAACTCCATTGTGGCAGGGATGGTTCCCATTGTCAAAAATACAAGAAAAGAAAAGATTTTACGCTGATTCTGGACAACCTCAAAAATTCTATCAAGAATATATGATGGAAGTACAATCAAAAGAAGATGCTATATGGAGAAGAGAACACATAAGATATTGGGAAGGTTATTATAAACATGAAGATGGAATTAATTATATTGTTAAGGATGATAATGATATACCTGTTAATACATTCATTGGTTGCGACCCAGCAACAGACATTGATACTAAGCATAGTGACTTCTCTGTTATTACTGTCATAGCAATAGATGGTAACAATGAATTGTATGTATTGGAATATGAAAGACATAGAAGTGTTCCAACAATAGGTTCAAAAAATCCAGACACAGGAGAAATACTTGGAAAAAAAGGTGTAGTAGATATGATATTAGAATTGCATCAAAAATACAATTGTATGTCATCTACTGTAGAAGATGTAGCAATGAATAGAAGTATATTTCAAGCATTGAATGATGAACGAAGAAGACTAAATAAGTTTGATATTTCTGTTATTCCAGAAAAACCTGGCGGAACACAAAAAAGAAATCGTATTTATTCTGGACTTGCGGCACGTTTTAGTACAGGAACAGTGCATTTAAGGAAAAATATGTTTGATTTAATCAACGAAATTCTTACTTTCGGCCCGAAAATGGCTCATGATGATACAATTGAGAGCCTTTATTACTCACAAATACACGCTTTTCCTCCTAATATGAAAAAAGATAAGGAAAAAAAGAGTTGGTTTAAACCAAAAAGAAAAGCAAAAAGTTGGTTAATTGCATAAGGATTAAAATAATGGCAAAATATAAAAAAATAAAAAAAATGAAGTCAGGAGTACCCAAGGAACTTATGTACTTAAAACAGATTCCAAAAGCTGAAAGACTTATTCCAAAAGCAAAATCTGGAATTGTAAAAAAAGTTGCAAAAACAGCTTTAAAAAGAATTGGGCCAGTTGCTACTGTTTTAACTGCAGCTGAAATTGCTAAAGGAGCTGCTAAAGGAGCTAGGAAAGTTGGAGCAAGTTTAAAAGCAAAAAAAGCCTGTGAAAGCAAGGGAAGTGTTTACAGAAAAGGTTTCTGCATTTCTTCAAAAACTATAAAATCAAAGTCATTAAAGAAGAAATAATGTACAAATTTGGCAAAAGAAGTAGAGAAAGATTAAAGGGTGTTGATTCTAAACTTGTTAATGTTCTTAATGAATTAATTAAGATTATGGATGTAACGATTATTGAAGGTTTACGGAGTAAGGAGCGGCAACAGGAATTATTAGCACAAGGGAAAACGAAAACCAAGTATTCCAAACACATAACAGGAAAAGCTGTTGACCTCGCTCCTTACCCGATAGATTGGAATGATAGAGAAATGTTTCACTATATGGGTGGAATGTTAAGAGGATTAGGTAAGGCGATGAATGTCAATATTCGTTGGGGTGGAGATTGGGATTCTGATGGAGATATAAACGATAATAAATTTGATGACCTAGTTCATGTGGAGATAAAAGATTAATGGCAAGAACAACTAAAAAATCAAAAGCTCAAATAAATAAACAAATATGGGATAAAGCAAACAACTCTCATAGACAAAGATGGCAAACAGTTAGTCAGAAAGGATATGATTTTTATCTTAATGAACAACTAACTAAAGACGAAAAAACTATGTTGGAAGAATCTGGTATGCCAACATTTACTATAAATAGAATAACTCCTATTATAGAAATAATGAAATACTTTGTTACTGCTAATAATCCTAAATGGAAAGCAGTAGGAGCTACTGGAGATGACGTAGATGTTGCTCAAGTACATTCAGATGTAGCAGATTATTGTTGGTATCTATCTAATGGTAAATCTTTATACAGTCAAGTTGTTTTAGATTCTCTTACAAAAGGTGTAGGATATTTTCTTGTAGATATAGATAAAGACGCTGATAGAGGAATGGGAGAAGTAAGGTTTAATAGAATAGACCCTTATGATGTATTTGTAGACCCAGCAAGTAGAGACTTTTTATTTAGAGATGCAGCCTTTATACAAATAAGAAAGAACATATCAAGAGCAAGACTTATTAATATGTTGCCACAATTTCAAGCAAAAATTAAAAAAGTAACAAAAGGTAGCGATGTTGTATCTTATTCTCAAAGAGATGCAGAGTTTACAGATAGTATACAACCAGAAGATTTAACATATGGTATTAATATGGATGCAGAAGATGATGATATTATTCCATACTATGAAACATATTCAAAGAAAAAGTTTAAATATCGCAATGTTTACATAAAAATTGAACCTAGTGATTCTGAATTATTACTATTAAAAGAACAAGTTCAAGAACAATTAGAATCATTTAAACAAGAAATAGAAGTGCAATTAATTGAAAAGCAAATGCAAATTGAGCAACAAACTCAAGAAGGTGAGATTATTCCAGAAAGAGCTAAATTAATGATAGAAAATTCTCAAAAAATGGCTGCTCAAGGAATACAAGAAAGAGAAATGGAGTTAATATCTCAAGCTAGGTCTGACGCTACTATAATTAAAGAACAAGTAATGTCTGAATCTCAATACCTTGAATTTGAAAAAGATAAGAATTTTAAAAAGAATATTGTTGATTCTATAGAGTTTTATGAAAATAGAATTGTTAAATGTTGTAGTGTAGGAGATGATACATTTTTATTTGAGCAAACTATTCCAATTAGTGAATATCCTATAGTTCCTATTCCTTATATGTACACAGGAACTCCTTTTGCAATGAGTGCTGTTACTCCATTAATAGGTAAACAACAAGAAATAAACAAAGCTCATCAAATAATGTTACATAATGCAAACCTATCTTCTAATCTTAGATGGATGTATGAAGAAGGTTCTGTACCAGAAGATGAGTGGGAAAAGTATTCATCAGCGCCAGGTGCATTGTTAAAGTACAGGCCAGGATTTTCCCCTCCCACACCAATACAACCAGCACCTATTAATAATGCATTTTTTACAGTAGTGCAACAAGGTAAAACAGATGCAGAATATATTAGTGGTGTACCATCTGCAATGATGGGATTTTCTCAAGACCAAGCGGAAACTTATCGTGGATTACTTGCAAATGATGAGTTTGGTACAAGAAGATTAAAAGCATGGATGAATAGCATAGTAGAACCATCGTTAGAACATATAGGTAGAATATTTAAAATGATGGCTCAAAAACATTATAATATTGAAAAAGTATTTAGGATTGTCCAACCTGAGGCAAACAATCAAGAAGAAAAAGAAGTAAGAATCAATGTCAATCTATATAACGATTATGGTAAAGCAATAGGTAAATACAAAGATTATGCATCGGCTAGATTTGATGTAAGAATAATAGCAGGTGCAACATTACCATTAAATAGATGGGCTTTACTTGAAGAATATTTTAGATGGTATCAAGCAGGATTAATTGACGATGTAGCAATGTTAGCTGAAACAGACATAAGAAACAAAGATAAAATAGTAGAAAGAAAATCAATGTTATCTCAAATGCAAGGTCAATTAGAATCTATACAAGGATTAGTAAAAGAAAAAGATGGAACAATAGAGACTCTTCAACGTCAATTAGTACAATCTGGTATTAAAATGAAAGTTGGAGATGCTAGTAACGAAATACGAAAAGATGTTCTTGAAACTGAAGCACAACAAAAACTTCTAAGAGGAATGTTGAAAGTTGAGTTTCAAAAAATGAGAGACCAAATGCAGTCTGATGTAAAATCAACAAAAGAAGATGTAGGTAAAAACGAACAATCTTAATACTTGCATTTTAGATTTTCAAACTGCTAAATTAAAATAACCTTAAAATAGGAGATAGTATGTCAGAACAAGTAGGTAACGCCACTATGGCCCCCGAAAGTGAAAGCGTACAAGATGCAGTCATGGGAATGTCATCTAGCGATTTTTTTGAATCTTTAGATAATCAAGTCAATGGCGGCATATTAGACGGACCTTCACAACCAACCTCGGAACAAAGCGTTAACACGCAGACGAGCCCCAATGTAGAAGTTCAGAACGAAGTACCAAATGGAAATTTGGATACTTTACAGAAAAGGTATAGTGATTCAAGTAGAGAAGCAAAAAGGCTTAATTCTAAATTAAAAGAAATAGAACCTTATATGCCTATACTTGATGCTATGCGAGAAGACCCTAATTTAATTTCTCACGTTAGGAATTACTTCGAGGGTGGTGGCCAGGCCCCAGAAACATTGAATCAACAACTTAATCTTGATGAAGATTTTGTTTTTGACACAGATGAAGCTTTCTCAAAACCCGATTCTGATTCTGCAAAAGTATTGGGAGCGACAATAGATGGAGTTGTACAGCGTCGTCTTTCTGGTGTATTACAAAGTCAAAAGCAAGAAAATGCAAAAATGGCTAAAGAAACTCAATTTAAACAAAAGATGGATATGTCTGATGAACAATGGAGTCAATTTACTGAATTTGCAAAATCTAAGTCTTTAGAACTTGAAGATATATACTATTTAATGAATCGTAAGAATAGGGATGAACAAATAGCTGATTCTGCGAGACAAGAAATTCACAACAAAATGAGAGAAGTTCAACAACAACCCGCTACTATTGCAACGCAAGGTAGTGTAGCAGTTGAAAAATCCTCTGATGATACAGTCTTTGATACAATTTTGGGTTCTGGTAGTGAACTAGAAAAGGCTTTCAGTATTTAAAATAATATACTGTCAGCCGTAACTCAAAAGCGAGGCAATTATGGCTGATGTTTTCGGAATGGAAACATATGGAGCGTCTCCCGACGCTGGGCACAGTGGAACTAGTGTACCCGGCACAGGAGACCTCAGACGAAGATATAATTTTGGGGATAGGATTTCTGAACTTTCAATAGCTCAAGACCCTTTTTTCAGATTTGTATCACAAGTCGCAAAAAAACCTACGGATGACCCTCAGTTCAAATTTACTGAACAGAGACATTCGTATCACAAAAGATATGCATATATCATGGGGCTAGTTGATAATGGTTCTGATGTATTTGATAATGCAGAAATTAAACAATCTAATACATCTGGTGCAGTATCAGCAACAGGTCAATCAGTTGAACTTTACATGGCTTCTGACTACAAATCTGCTGGTAATATTACTAGTGTTCATGGTCAATCAGCTACTAAAGTTGATGTTGGTGCAAGTGGAACAAGACCTACTTTTTTCCTACCCGGTCAAGTAGTTAAAATTCCAGTTTCAGCAACAGCTGCAGGTGGAGTTACACTTAAAGGTTATCATCTAATGAAAGTTGATAGCATTACTGATACTCTTACTAAAGATAGTAAAGAATGTGTAAAACTTTCTGGTAAGATTGTTAAGTTTGATAGCGCAGGTAATGAGTTAATGTCATTTCAAGGCGATAACTTTACAGCAGGTGGAAGTGATGGAGATGGTGACATTGATGCTGGTGGTGAACAAGTATACGACCAGAACATAGCTACTGCATTAGAATCTAGACGTTCTTACGTTGTAGGTTCTGCTCATGCTCAAGGTTCTGGATACCCAGAGTCTTGGAAAGACCAACCATACTCAAGTGCTGTCGGATTAACTCAAATCTTCAAAACTGCAATGGCAATGGATAATACTACAAGAGCAACTGTTCTTAAGTATGAACCTAACGAATTTGCAAGAATTTGGAGAACAAAGTTAATTGAACATAAGTATGACATCGAAACAGCGTTGTTGTTTGGTTCTCAAGCAGATGTAGATGGCGTTCAATATACAGAAGGCGCAATCAGTTTTGCTACTAATTATGGTAACATTTTTGATGGTTCTGGTATTGGAGGAACTGGTACAAAGTCTCAAGATGATTTTCTTGATGATATGTCTCAATTCTTAGACCCTCGTTACAATAATGCAAATGCTACATTGTTTATGTGTTCAACTGATACTTACAATTGGATGCACAAACTAAGTGGATACTTTTCAGCTAATGTTCAGAAAGTTGCTGGTGTAAGTGACGGAGCTGGAAGAGCTGATTTCCAAATTGCAGGTCGTAAGGGTGTCTATGGATTAGATATTACACAAGTTTATACTCCTTATGGTGTTATGAATCTTGTTCGTAATGTTCATCTAGATGGTTCTCCAGTTAAGATACTTGCTTTAAACATGAGTCATTTAGCTTACCGACCATTGGTAGGTAACGGATTGAATCGTGATACAGCAGTATACGTTGGAGTTCAAACTCTTGAGAATAGTGGTGTTGACCGTAGAGTTGACTTAATTCAAACTGAAGCCGGTATGGAATTTCGGATGCCCGAAGCCCATGCTGTCTGGAAATAGGAGGTAAGTAATGTCTAAAAACATACCTTTATATGGTCAAAACAAAGATGGTGATTCTTTAAATAAAGCTAGTAATGCTTTTAGAGGACCTCTTGATGTGATTGTTGCTGGTGATAATTCTCAATATTCTCCTAGTAAGGATGAATTATGTAGAACATACGCAAGTCATCACGCTAATGGAATGGATATAACTCTTCCTGCTGTATCTAGTGCAGATGCTGGATTATGGGTTAGAATAGAAGTAGCAGTTACTGTTACATCTTCTGACCTTGTTGCTGTAACGGCAGCATCTGGCGATTTACTTGAAGGTAGTGTGTATCTTACTAAAGCAACTGACGCAGTCGCTAATCAAGTTGAATTTGCAGCTGATGAATCCAATGACCTTACTCTTTCAATGAATGGAAGCACAACTGGTGGTTTAATTGGCAGTTGGGCAAAACTCACTGTTAATGATAGTGGGTATTGGACAGTCGAGGGTCAGATATTAGGTTCTGGTACTTTAGCTACACCATTTAGTTAATAAGTAAACAATATATGGGGGACTTCGGTCCCCTATATATAAAGGTAAAATATGGCAACAACAGTAATAGCAAATGAAATATCAGATATAACAGGAGAAACTGTTGATGCAGATTTCATTGTATCTGCACAAAAATTCGTAGTAGCTAATGTTCCTAAAAATTTATTAAAATGGGCTTCTTCTTTTACAAACCCAAGTACAGATGGTGGAAATGCAAGTGGAAACATTGTAGTACCAATTGCTACTGATTCTATATTAAGTGTATCTAGAAATGGATTTAGTGCGCAAGAAGTATCAAGAGAGGACTCTGCATTTATAGAGGCAAGTTCTGGTAGTTTAAAATTACCTACATCTACTTTTCCTAAATATTATTTTGATAATGCAGTTTCAAATAAAGGTTCTGTAATAATTGTTAAACCTACTCCTACTGATTCTGAAACAGCAAAAGCATTATATATAGACCATACAAAAATAGATGATGATTCAGATTTAAGAAATATAGTAATTAACTACGCTTGTTTTAAAGAATTTGCAAAGTTAATGATGGCAGATGCTAGGCAAGGAGATTTTAGTAATAGTGATGCCAATATGGGAACAGAACATTGGATAAGAACAGAAGAAGATAGTGAAATGTTAATGGCGAGGATTCAAACGATACAGGCTCAATTAGGAGAACGTACACACTTTGGTCAAATGTCACAACAACATTATAATTTAGCATTAGCTGAAATAAAATCTTATATAGAAAACAATCCTAAAACATTAGCTACGGCTATGGCAATGCAAGGAGCAAGATAGTGACAGTATTAGAATTGATGGAACGAACAGGGATGAGAGAGGAAACCCTTGCTATCGCATATATTAAAGATGCAATACATTTAATACAAAGTAATACAAAAGAAAAATTAGACGTAAACAAACAAGACATAATAGACGCTCATGACTCTGATGACAATGTTTATATTTTACCTAGAGATTTAATTGCTATAGAAAGTGTAAGTGTATTAGATACAAGTGATAGTAAATACAAAAAAATTAAAAGGTTGTCTAATCAACCTCATTACATAGTAGAGGATACCTCACCATGAGTAGTTATGTAGATAAAGATTATTTTTATTACTTAAGAGGAAGAGAATTGCTTCTTTATAAACTATTAGGAAGTAGAAATTCAGATAGAATTACTCAAAGTGGAGTATTGCAATCTTACGATAATGAACTTGTTTATCCAGATGAAGATATTGCAAATGGATTAAGGTTAGAATATACTAGAGTAAACGAACCTTTTATATCTGAAGCATTAGAAACAACAACTGCTTATGCAAGTGGAACTAATATAAGTTTTACTGGTAGCGATATAGTAACTACTACTTTAAATTTTTGGGATACTGCTAGCAGATTTGCAGTAGGTGATAAAATTAGAGTAAAGGGTTCTTCAAGTAATGATGGAGATTATACAATAGCACTTTTTCAAGGAACTGGTAATGTAATATTAAAAACATCAAGTGGATTAACTACTGAATCAGCAGGAGAAAGAATTACAATTAATCAAATACCTAAAGAAGATGCAAGTCCTAGTTCTTCTTCTCACATAAATTTAAATAAGATGCTTAGTTTAGCAGTAGTAGATTATTGCAAAGCAATGGTATCAGAAAGAAATGGCGAAATAGATAAAAAAGAATATTTCATGAAAGAGTTTTATAGTAAATTAGCAGACAACGAAAGCAATAAAAGGATTATATCTGTTGCATCTCCAATATCTGCTTTTGCTGTAAAATAATTTA